AGGGTTGCGCCTGTTTCAAGAACAAAATTAGATCCATTACCAACAATAATACCACTGTCAGTTGTCGCTAATCCTGCAATATCTTGAAGTTGCGCATCTAGTCTAGCATTTGGAACTGTTCCGGAGTCTAATTCAGATGCGTTTAGTGTTGTTAAATTAGCACCTGAAACAGCAGGTAATGTTCCTGTCAATGAGCCTAAGTCAGTAGAAGCCCATTTTTTAATATTAAAATCGGATGATCCATCACAAAAAATACTTGTTTTTGCACCTTGTGTGATTGTAACACCATTAGCTTGATGACCTGTAGCAGCAATAGTTAATGTTTGAGAACCTGTAGTGTTGTTGAAAAATGTATAAGTGCTCTCTGTTGCTGGTATAAATACAACAATATCACCAGTTAAAGCACCTGTTAATTCTATGTTTCTGTTAGCAGACTCAGTTGTAGAACTACCATTAGTTGTGGTAAGAGTGATATTAGAAGATCCTGCAACAGATTTTGATATATAACCAGTTGAAAAAGCATCAATAACATTAAGGTTATTATTGGTATTTGTACCCCAAGTGTTAGCGTTGGCTCCAGTGGCCATTAATTCTAATAAGTATCTAGATGAATATGTACTGCTCATTTTTTACCTCCGTAAAATATATCTTTTTTTAGTATTAGAGCAACACTTTTTATGCTGCGTCTACCTCTGTCCATGTGTTACTTGCACCAGTTACAACGTTTGCCCAAGGAGTTTCAAAAGTATCGCCTAAAACAATACTTAAGTCTGCCCCTGTTACATTTACTGTTGCTCCCGCTGTTGGTGTTGTTGTGCCTTCTGCAAAACTTAATGCCACTGTAGATACAGAAACTATGACACCTGTGCCTACCTCAACTGTTTCTGTGCCTAATGCAAAACTACTTGATAAACTACCTAGTGTCACGAGCGCGTCAGCCTCTACAACTGCAGTTCCACTTGATGTGGTGGCTGATACTCCCACAGGATCTACCTGCGTAAAGATATCAATGGTGACTGCACCTATGCTAAAATCAAGTTGATCTGACGGAGCTATGACTCCCATATTACCATCACCAGTGATAGCTGATGCGCCAGATAACGCTGCTCCTATTGTGAGACTATCAAGAGTTTCTAATGCAGAGCCTGTTTGTGTTGTAGTGCCTAAAGCACTAGTCATACTGACACCGGTAGCTGAAACTATTATTCCTGTTCCAACTTCTTGTGTTGTAGTTCCTAGGGTAGTTGACATCCCCACGCCCTCAAGACTTACAGTCTGAGTTATATTTTCATTCCAAGCAAACGATCCCCAAGTATTTCTACCCCAACCTGCATCGACTGTGCCTGAGGCAGTTTCGTCCCCTGCAGTAAATGCCATAGATAAACTTGCAAGAGTTACCCCTGCTCCTTCTTCTATGCTTGGAGCACCTAAATTAAATTGAGATGAAACACCAGTAAAGGTGAATATAGATTCTTGTTCGGCTGTGGCAGTGCCTAATGCTGAAGTAACTTGTAAAGAGTCTAACGTTACTAAACTATCAGCAACAACAGACTCAGTCCCTAAAGCAAATGTAGAGGATACACCCGTAAGGGTAACTGTTATGGAACTTTGTTGTCCCCAAAAACCTTGCCCCCACGTGCCCTCATTCCAAGCATCTGCCATGGTGATGACCTCCTATATTAAGATAATCTTAATATAGCACTATCTTTGTCATTAGTTGGAAATGCGATTGTAAATGTTCCGTTGGTTGATGTCTTTACTGCGCCAAAATCTAAAACTGCAATAGCTGCATTTGTATTTGCTGATGATCTGTTATAGATCAATGCTGCTTGAGCTGAGATTGTTGCTGAAGTGAAACTCACATTTGCAAAATCAACAAAAGCTGTTGAAGCCGTTGCGCTAGTTGCTGTTAATCCAATTGTAGGACTTGTTAAAGTTGCACCGCCTGCTGCGTATGTCCCTGATGCACCAACTTCGTTAGTTGTGGCATAGGCTGTTGTGTTTCCATTTAAAGTTGCAGAGCTTGTGTAGAGAGCGAGATTGATAGTGTCATTGTCAATATCATGATCGCCCGCTAATAACTGCTGTTTAAATGAAGCACAGACTGCTTGGTTTATTGTCATTTTTATTTACTCCCTTTATGGTGTTAGCGATTTAATTGGGATTCGTAACACACCATTTTGATACTCATCCCTACGTTTACGACCCATCTGCTCTTGTGCAAAATCCTGCAGAGCTACTTGGTACTTACCTTCGTATAATTGCATATCTTGTGGATTTTTCAAGTATGAATAAGCCTCTGATAAAGTTCCATACAATAAAACTTCGGGAGCATTGTTTGATACAAAAGTTGTTGTTGTAGTTCCTGAAGAACCATTTCCTAATCTTTGAGGAGTTTCGTCATACCACATTTCAACGGTGTAAGCTGCGTTTGGAGTGGGTGCAACTATTAAAGTTGTAGCATCCCAATTACCCCAATACTTTGGTTTACCAGTGAAATTAGTATCAGTGGTTGATCTCTCAGGAGAGTATTCGTCCATGAAAGTAGCATCTCTTTGGTCAAGCCAAGTTCTAGTCCCATCGGTTTCAACTAATTGTAATCCCCTAGCAAATCTAAAACCACCTTCAGGTCCCGACACATCTAGAAAAGCGTTGTTAGCTTCAAAAGTTGTAGTGGCGTATCTCCTCTGATCATCAGAGTCCATTTGCCTTGCAATTTTATTTTCTACATTAGTTATAAAAACATTGATTACAGAGTTAGATAATACATCACTCGTAACCTCCGTATAATTTCTAACATTGTCTAAAAGCTCTGAATAATTCATGATATCACCACAGTCACTTTACCAATACTTGAACCAATAAGCAACTCTCTGCTTTGATCAGCAGGCTGCATTCCATTTGATTGAAACGCAGAGTCCCCTGGTGCTCCAACAAAAACAGTCATTGGCTCCTGTCTAGCAGGTCTAGCCCAAGGCAAAGCCTGTGCATCTGCACTATGATAAGATGGCTCTAATTGAGGATGCTTTGTTTCAAAACATTCAGGACAAGTTTTTAGTCCGTTCCACTCTTGTCTTAGTTGATGAAATTTATATTGTTGTCCGCATCTATCACATATGGCGATAGCATATTTACCTGTAGCAAATGTTGCCATTTTAAGACCCGCTTATGTAATAATTTTGAGGCACTATGTGAACAGAGGATCTTTGACCATCCTCAGTTAGTGCTCTTTGTAATTCATCCTCATAATAAAGTTTTAATGATTGAGTGGCTTGAGGATTTTTCTTTTGAGATAGATAAAAAGCCAACCCTGAAACCATACAAGGTAAAAATCGAAATGGAGCGTCAGGATCATTTGTGTAAGCTCCTGCGTCTTGTATTCTACCTATGTAGTTATAATTTATTTGTGTATCTGTTGTATTAGGTGTTTGATACAAATTTATTTCAACATTAGATAAATTTCTCTTAATATAATATTGACTAGGCTGTCCCTGAGAAAACTTGTTAGGTAGAGCTTGATACTCAGACCTAGATATTTTAGTCATAGTCGTGTCAGTGGTTGTGCCTGAAGAAACTTGTCTGAAAGTCATTTCTAAAACATCTGATGCATCACTTGGCGCAGTATAAGTAGTTGTTCCAGCAGTTAAGTTGGATGTTTGGTTTGTTACTTTCCATAAATGAATACCCCGATTACCCCACTCAGAAAATAGAATATTTAAACTTCTTCTAGCTGATTTAAGATCATAGCCGGATCTAGTCTGTACACCGCAACGCTCATAAGCGTCCTCGATGACTTCATCTATTTCTAAATTAAAAGTGGTTGTATTCGAGGTAGCCATAAATTATTTTTTCTTCATCATTCCACCGCCACGTTTTTTGGCGACTTGTTTTTTCTTAGCCATGTTGCCTCCACGTTTCTTCTTAACAACAGACTTCTTTTTAGGCATACCACCATCTTTCATGCCCATAGCCATAGCTTTTCTAGGTCTAACATTCATCATGCCACCACCCATTTTTTTCTGCATCATGCCACCGCCACGTTTCTTGGCCATGCCACCTTTCTTCATTACTTGTTTCTTTTTTGCCATCATGACTTTACTCCCTTTTTAAAAAGTTTTTCATACGTACGTTGCCTTTCAGCTACCACCTCATTGTAGTATTCTTTAGGCCATTTCTCATAATAACCTATCTTATGTAGTTTGCAACTTGCTTCATACAACTGTTTAAATTTTTGTATTAACATCATGGAATATTCTAGTTCTCCGTGCTGAACTGGTTCATTAGTTGGGTCCACTAAAAACTCTTGTTCATCCGGATTAGCAGGATTCTCAGGATGAAAACCCATAAAGTAGACATCTCTTTTATTATATATTTTATTATAAAAATCTATTTTAACTTGAAATTGTAAAGGAGAGTATTGCTCAAAAAAAGGATCACAATAAATTATAATATCGTGTTGTTTTTTATTCCAGGATTTCAAAACAGAGGTTAATTGCTTTTCGTATTTAGATTTATCCATACGAACTTCTATTCGAAGCTTTTTATCTTTTCTCCATTTAGCAGCGAATGGACAAGCTGGAAAACCAATGTGTTTATTAATTGGCTCTAAAACAGTCTTAGACCAATTTATAACATCATCTTTTATTTTTTGTGCTAGTTTTTTTCTTGACACCGTGCTGTCTTCTTATGCTTTCCTTACCCTTTTTAAATATGTTAGCTACTTGAGATTTACCCATCACTTTAGCTCTTTGCTCACCTACAGTAAGGATTTGAATTTTGCGGGCGAAGGGTTTTTTGACTTTTTTAACTTTCGAGACAGTCTTCCTCGCATCAGTCGGAGTAGCAAATTTAATACGAACAGTGTCTTTTGGATTTTCATCTGTGTATAGTCTCCTTCCAGAACCTTTTGGTTTTTTACCTGTGCCCTCTTTAGGATCTCTTTTTTTTTCCATTAGTCATACTTTTTAAATGTTTTTTTAAAATGTTAGATTGCGCTTTATGTAACCTTGATGCTTTAGCTAATTGTTTAACTACTTTTTTTACTTTTTTTACCATTGATTATGTCTTGGATCTTGTTGTTGCATCATGTTTTCTTTTTTTTTACAAAAGTTTTTACATTAGTTGGTTTACCACCGACTCCTTGAGCCTTTGATCTTTTTCTTGAAACTGCTGATTGTATTTGACCTTTAGTCATTCTATTGGCTTTTGCTCTAGGGACACATTTAGGATACTTTCGTTTTGCATCTTTTTTCTGTTTTGATCTACCACACTTAGCAAATCCACCGCCTTTTTTCTTAGAGCCTATGTCGACCCAATCCTGCTTGAACCACTCTTTAAGTCCGCTCTTTGCCATTTAAGCCATCTTTGTAGATTTTCTTTTACTTGCCATAACAGCCCCACAACCTCTGGCCACTCCGCCTTTGTTAAATTGTGAAACCTTTTTACGATCCTGGGATATTTTGTTGAAGTCTATGATGCCGCCGTCTGCTTTACCTGCGGGTTTGGGACCTCTAAAATCTTTTCTTTTTACACCACTAGGGTCTTTAATTTTACCTGCGCAAACCTTTGAAGCATAGGCATTGGCATACGCTGACGGGTACACTTTAAATTTTCTTTTCGCTGCGGCCTTACCTCTTGGACATAGTTTAGTCATTTTTTATCTTCCTCTTCTGTTTCGAGTCCGCAAACACAAATATAATCTTCATTGCATTTACACATTATTTTACTCTACCACCTTTTTTCATAAATCCCATCTTATTTCTTACCTTAGTTGGTAGTTTTGCAAGACCTGGATTTTTCTTTTTATCTACAGGTTTTAATCTTTTTTTCTTCATTTTTTTTGTACCTCCCACAGATACTTGTTGTTTCATTTGTGATCTAGATATCGCCATTAGTAATCAGACGTCTTAATTAAAAATTCTTCTATCCAAGCCACTCTATCGTCCATGTCCAATATTTTTGATTTTATTATGGCAATATCTTGTTGCATTTGTGCAACACTATCTGCCTTTTTTTCAACTGCATTTAAGCGTTCAGACCACATTCCCCATGTCATGCCTATTGTTGCAATAAGCACAACATAAGGCAGGACTGTTTTTATCTCTATCTTAAACGACATACACAATCCTCATCTGTTTTACAATCGCACATGGTGTACTCCTATTTTGTTCCTTTTGCGGACATTCCGCTTAATGGATTATTTAAAGCCTTATTGATCTGTAAGTCAAGGTTTTCTTCAATTAGTTTGAGCTCATCAAATATTTCTCTAGTGTCTTCTTTTTGTCTATCCTCCACGTCATTTACGATCTCGGTGATGTGACGAACGTCTTGCTCAACGTTGCGAAGATCCGCTTTAAGGTCGTCTTTAAGTTCCCTACTAACGGTGCTGATTAGGCTTATTTCTTCTAAAACTATTTCAAGCTCACTCTTCAATCCATCAACCTTTTGTAAAACAATCTCCATTTGTGCGTTTGTATTACTCTCTACAAGTGCGATCTTCTTATCAAACCCTGAGAGGTCAGGGGCCGTATAGGCCTCAATCTGAGCAGACATGTCTTGAAATTTTTTCCAAAACTCAAAGCCGCCGTATAATGCTCCAACAGCACTACTCAATGCGAGTAATACTGCAAACATTTTTCCTCCTTTAAAGGATACGCCGCCTACCGAGA